GCTGGACATCACCATCAGGTAATGGAGTGAAAGCTCTAGTCAAAATACCAATAGTACAGGATGACAAAGAATACAAAGAATATTTTAAGCAGATATCTGCAGTATTCAATGGAGTAGATGAATCAGGTAAAGATATTGCAAGAGCTTGCTTTGAATCATATGATCCTGATATCTATGTTAATCTAGATGCTGAGAATTATATCATTGACTATGATGTTATCCCATTTGAGACTAGTGAGGTAGGTAGTATTACTAATATTAAGGTATTAGATACTGATGAGATAGCTAATAAGCTGATGACTTGGTTTAAAAAGAAGTATAATTCACAGAACAGGAACAGCTCACTTTATAAATTAGCAGCAGCCTTTAATGATTTTGGAGTGGATAAAAATACCTGTCAAGATTATTTAAAAGGATTTGAGCAGAAAGATTTTGGATCTGTAGAGATACTAGCTCTTATAAATTCTGCCTATAAAAAGACTGCTAACTTTAATACTAAGCAATTTGAAGATAAGGATAAAAAAGATAAGCTCATTAACTTTGTGCTGAGTGGTAAGTCTGATGCTGTTATCCTAGAAGAGTTTAAAGAGTACAATAAAGAGAATATTGAGTCAGAGATTCAGACTATTAAGGAGGTAATAAAAGTAGATGAGTTTTGGAAATATGATTTTAAAGGTGATGTATTAATTATACCATACCGATTCAAGCTATTTCTAGAGAATCTACAGTACTATAAATACTATCCTGTAGCTAACACTAAGACCTTTGTTTTTATTACTAAGAATGAGAACTTTATTAATCATGTATCTGAATTTCAGATAAAGGATAGAGTGATGGAGTACCTGGTCCAATCAAATCGGATACCTGTATTTGATGCTGTAGCTGAGAAGTCTAAACTCTTTACTCCTCAATACCTCAGCATGATAGACACTGCTAATGTAGAGATGGAAAGGGATGGGATAGACTACGGTATGATTTACTATAAGAATGCAGCTGTTAAAGTATTTGCTAAGCACCATGAGATATATGAATACTCAGAGCTAAAAGGTTATGTATGGGCTAATCAGATAATAGAAAGAGATTTAATAGATGCTGATCACCATGAGTCAATGTTTAGGAGCTTCATTTGGTTTATCTCAGGGCAAGAGGTAGAGAGATATGATACTATGAAGAGCGTGATAGGTTATATGCTACATTCTTATAAGACATCAGCTAATAACAAAGCAATCATTCTAAATGATGAAACTATCTCAGATAATCCTAATGGAGGTAGTGGCAAAGGGATTCTGATTAATGCTATTGGATACATGAAAAAAGTTAGCACCATTGATGGTAAGACCTTTGACTCAAATAAATCATTTCCCTATCAGACTGTCTCTTCTGATTGTCAGGTGCTGGCATTTGATGATGTAAGAAAGAACTTTAATTTTGAGAGCTTATTTAGTATAATTACTGAGGGACTTACTATTGAATACAAAGGTAGGGATGCAATTAAACTACCTGTAAAAGACTCACCTAAAGTATTAATCTCTACTAACTACACTATCAAAGCAGATGGTGGCTCATTTAAGAGGAGGATGTTTGAGGTGGAGCTAAGTAGTTACTTTGGTACACATCATACTCCATTTGATGAATTTGGCTCTATGCTGTTTGAAGATTGGGATGAGCAGGAATGGGCAAGGTTTGACCATTACATGATTAATTGCTTGAATTATTATCTAGAGAATGGCTTAGTAGAATCTGAGGCTAAGAATCTAGAGCTAAGAAAGTTTATCAATGAGACATCTCAAGACTTCATTGAATGGGTAGATAATAAGAATCTAGGATTTGATCAGAGATTAAATAAGGTGTCAATGTTTGAGAATTTTATAGCAGAATACACTGATCAAAAGAAGTACCTTACTAACAGAACTTTCAACAAATGGTGTAAGAAGTATGCAGAATACAATGGTAAGGAGTATGTAGATGGATCTAGCAATGGTGCTAGGTGGTTTGAGATTAAGTCACAAAAAGATCCTGATGTATGGGATAGTATAAATTATAATTGATATGAACAAAGAAAACAAAACACTACTCAAAGCCTTAGAGATTAACTACCTCACCCTTAAGCACCCCACCATGCCATACATTACGGCATCAGATTGGAATGATAACTCTGCCAATGCACTGACTAAATGTATCATTCACTTTTTAACCTATTCAGGCTTTCAAGCTGAGAGGATTAATACTATGGGTGTATATAGAGAGGGTAAAAAGATACAGGTAGGGGAGAATAGTAGACAGCTGAAAGGCACTTATACTCCTAGCACAGGTACTAAAGGCTCTGCTGATATATCTGCCACCATTAGAGGTAGATCAGTGAAGATTGAGGTGAAATATGGTAAGGATAAGCAGTCGGAGGTGCAGAAGAGGTATCAGGAATCAGTAGAAGCTGCAGGGGGTACATACTTTATTGCTAGAACTTTTGATGAATTTATGATATTTTATTTAAAATTCCTTGCAGATATGAATTAATTGATTATCTTTGTTGAAATAATTTAAATTTATACACATGGAAACAAAAACAAAAGCTGTAGTACCAGCACCTGTACTAACACTGCACCAAAAGCTACACAAAGCTAAGCAGTCAATCGGCAAAGTAGCTAAGAATGCTACTAATCCCCACTTTAAAAAGTCCTACAGTGACATCAATGCAATCACTGAAGCAGTAGAACCTATCTTATTAGAGAATGGTTTACTATTATTACAGCCTATTCAAGGCAATTCAGTATGCACTCAGATAATCTGCATAGATTCTAATGAGTCTATTGAGTCATGTATGGAATTACCTGCAGGACTTAATCCTCAGCAAGTAGGATCTGCTGTGACTTACTTTCGTAGGTATACTCTGAGCAGTATCTTATGCTTGCAGTCAGTAGATGATGATGCTAACCTAGCAAGTGTACCTGTTAAGGCAGCTAAGCCTGGACTATCTAAAGAAAGATTTGAGGAGGCACTAGTATCTATTCAAGATGGTAAGTTTACTATCCCTAAGCTAAGAGAGACCTTTGAGCTTACAGATTTACAAACTGCATCACTAGCATTGCTAGGGGTAGCTCAAGCCTCAAAGATATGAAATGGCATCCATCATCACTAGGCAAACTAATGACAGCATCTCGGACTAAGTCTGAGGTGCTATCTGAAACTACTAAGAGCTACATTAGAGCAGTAGCTAAGCAAGATTTCTACGGTTACAATGTAGAACTCAATAATAAGTACATTAATAAAGGTATAATGCAGGAGAATGATTCTATTGCTCTATTCAACTCGGTAATGTTTAGCAACTACTCTAAGAACACTGAGAGACTAAACAACGAATGGCTCACAGGAGAGGCTGATATAGTATTAGATGACCAAATAGTAGACATTAAGACATCATGGTCATTAGAAACGTTCCCTGCTACCTCAGAAGAGGGTATAAATAAAGATTATGAGTGGCAACTTAGAGCATACCTTATGTTATATGATAAGAACTATGCTAGTCTAGTCTATTGTATGGTTTCTACTCACCCATCTCTACTCAACGAATGGGAGAACTTATCACTGCATCAGGTAGATCACATAGCTCCTGAGAAGAGAATCACTACTCTACTCTTCACTAGAGACCTGGAGCTTGAGGAGGAGATTAAGGTTAGGCTGCATCACTGCACTGAGTACTATGTTAAGTATATTAATCAATTAAATAATAAATAAGATGGGACAAAAATTTGAAGGTCTTGTTTGGTCTTGTTCAAAAGTAGGTAATATAATGGCAAAGCCTAAGTATAAGTCTGAGTTAATATCTCAATCTGCTAAGTCTTATATAGAATCTATAGTTAATTATAATTTTTATGATATAATAAAAACATCAACAGAAGTGGTAGGTAATATTATTAATCAAACTCAGAAAGGTACAGATATAGAAAAAAAATCAATAAAATTAATTAATGATGTATTTGGCACTAAATATAAAAAAAATACTAAATACTTAAAAAATGATTATGTTAAAGGTGTTGCTGATATTGTTACTAAAGATTTAATTATAGAAATAAAAACCTCATGGTCATTTGATTCATTTCCTAAAATACCTGAGAAAGCTTATAATTCTCTTTATGAGTGGCAAGTAAGAGCTTACATGATGCTTTATGATAAACCTAATGCTAAAATATTCTATTGCTTAATAGATACTCCTGATTATTTATTAAAAGAATCAGATGATTTACAAATACACAAAGTAGAACATATAAATCCTTTGTTAAGAATAACAGAGCTTAATTATGAAAGAGATGATGATAAAGAAAAAGAGCTTATTTCTAAAAAAATAGCTGCTGATAATTATTATATTGAATATCATAACAAATTAGTTTATAAACAATTTAAAAAACAATAAGATGGAACAAGAAGATTTTTACAAGACTGCATTAATTGCAGCACTACAAGCACTAATACATAACAATCCTGGCATCAGTGCCAAGTTTGCTGCTAAGAAAGCTAAGGAGTATGCTATGGAACTAGAGACACTACACTATGGTGAGTACAACAATCCATTCCCTGACAAAGTAGTATGACAGCAATAGATAAAGCAAAAGAGTTAGTTAAAAAATACTCTTGTTTAAATAGAGGAGAATTAGAAAATGATTGGAAAAATAAAGATATTGTATATGATTCTTTAGATATTGAATGTGCATTAATAGCAGTTGATGAAATGCTAGATTTTAGAAATGCTTTATACATTAACGAGGGAAGTTTAGCACACAAATATTTATTAGACATTAAACAAGAAATAGAGAAGCTATGACAGAAAAAACAATGGCAATGATCCTGATGCTGATAATTTATGGATTGATAATACTAGGTATGTATAATTTAATAACAACTATAATATGAATGAGTACAAAGTGAAAGGACTTATCAAAGTGATAGGTGATACCGTACAGGTGACTGAGAAATTCTCTAAGAGAGAAGTAGTAATAACAGTAGAGGATGGTAAATATCCTCAATACATCACCCTACAGGCTAATGGAGATAAAACAGCTCTACTAGATGGCTGTAGAGTAGGTGAAGAGGTGGAGGCATCATTTAATCTGAGAGGTAGAGAATGGCAGGATAAGCATTTCAACTCATTAGAGTTATGGAAGATAGAAGTATTGACTGCAGCTGCAGTAGCTCCTGCTCATGTACCTGATCAACCTGGTGATGATCTCCCTTTCTAAAGGGCAGAGCTTAAAAGACTTTATGATTAAAGAGACCAAGTCTAAGCTCACCCAAAGATATAAGCTCAGTCATTATGCTGAGGATATCGGAGTCTCTTACTGTAGTATTTGGAGATTCACCAATGGTAAGGCTGTCAATGAGCAGTTCTACCTCAAATGGTGGAAAAATTATCTAAATAATTAATAACTTTATGGCAGTCTTATGGCTGCCTTTGTTATTTTTGGCAGATGAACATACTAACCTACATTGCAATATCATGGTTTATAGTAAACTTTGAGCCATTACAACTACTGATTGACTCAATCTTTAGAAAAATTAGGTTTAGCAATCTAGCAATCTATCTACACTCCTCTGCTAGCTGTATCAAATGTATATCTTTTTGGCTAACATTAATCTGCACCTGGTCCTTTATTGAAGCAACTATTGTAGCATTACTATCGTTTATATTACAGGAATGTTTACAGAAGCTGAGCAAGTAATAATACAACAGGTATTCAGTTTAGCTGAGAAAGAGCAATCCTATAAGATTAATCTATTAAAACTCAAGCCTATTAAAGTAAGACTTACAGGAACTCCTGATAAAGAATGCTTTTGTGGTAGTGTGAGGAGAAAGATATGGCTTAAGGATTTCAAGCAATGGTATGAGACCTATACTTGACCAATACATATCAGCTCACTACAAAGAGATAAGGAAATATACAAACTATTTTCTAGTAAGAATGAAGTCTACAATATCTGCCGATGCTGTAATAAATAACTCTTTTTTATATTTATGTAATATAGATATAGAGGTAACTGATCCTGGTAAGGTGAAAGCATATCTATTAAACACTATTAAGATGCAAATACTATGGTCTACCTCACTAACTAATAGGCAAGAGAGAGTGACAGCTACAGATAGTACTATGCCGATAGTGATGG